TTATTTAAAGAATATTAGTGCCATTAATACCGCTTGACCTATAAATCCTAAACCAATAGTAATAATATTAAGTATATCTTTTTTGATAACTGCTTTTATAAAGAACATAGTTAATGCTCCCCATAAAATTAGTACTACATCAATCGGAGGAGTGTTATCGGTTAACCCCATCATTAAACCTAACATTGTAGGTATTGTAGCGCCATGTAACGCTATGACACCTACCCATTCTACTGTATCTGATGATACTCTAGCGATTGAGTTTGTAAAATCACTAAATTGGGTTTTAAAAAAATCAACTACTTTCATATAGATTCCATTAATCATTAGTTTATAATCAGTTTTAATTTCGGTATTATTTTCCATTAGCTACGATCCTGATAAAATACATGGGCACCTATTTTAGCTACTTGCTGATAACGCCAATTAGGTGATATAGTGTCAGCATGAAAGTAAATAGCATCTTTTACGCTGTCTAGTCTAAAATCTTCTAACATTACTTTTTTAGCCACTTCAAAACTTTCAGCATAAGCTACTGAGTTAGTAGGTGTTACATGATTTCTACTAGAACAATACCAGCTAAACTGACAAACTACTTGTTTCATAAAAATGTTTTTTTCATGTACCACAGCACACACTGTATCAGGGAAATCCTCATGTGCTACTCTGTTCATAGTAACTTGTGCTACAGCCACTTTTCCTTCAAAAGGCTCGCCTCTTGCTTCTCTGTAGATATTCAAAGCCATACAGGCTAGCTCTTCTTCTATATGCCCTGCGGTAGGGTGATCATATTCAGATAAAGTGCTTACTTGGGTCTTGTATTCGTTTATTTTGAAATTGCTAATACTAGCCACAAATATACAAGCTAGGATAATACCCAATACGCTTGATAGTGCTCTTAATACATTTTCCATGTTAATCTCCATGTTATGAGTTAATACATTTATACATTATCATTAATACTTATCAAAATCAATAAAAAAGGATTATTAATTTACCCAACAGTCACAATTGCATTCTATTACTTTATCAATTGCTTCTTGGATAGTTGGACTAGCTGGCAGCATCGTGCTGCTTGTATACTGGGTGTCTAATTGCGGAGGAATAGCTGGGTTAACTTGTATAGGGACTGCAATTATATATGGTTCAGAAATGGGTACTCCTTCTCCTGAAATAGAAGTTCCTCCGATACCAGTTCCTCCGATACCAACTCCTCCAATAGAGGGCTGTATTTGAGGACCTACAGGTACTAACGTACTTACTACGGGATTGAGTTGATTTTCTATTATAGGAATAATATCACCGAACGCAACTTCATTAGTTTGATTAAATTGACCATTAGCAAATACACCATTTGGTATAGGATATATCAGTTCTCCGGTCTGACAATCTATTGTGTTAGCCCATGCTGGTATAGTAGTAGATACTGGGCCTATTCCGGGATTAGGAAGAACACCATTCGTGGTCAACTGTTTTAGTTGTTCATCTGACATAGCATCAGGTATAGTATTATCTAACGTGATTCCCGCTAGTTGTAGTCTTACATTATTTCTACTTTCTCGCATTAATGCTATCAAACTTTGTCCACCAGCAGTACAAAGATTTGCTATAGCTTCCAATGATTGCGCTGTCATGTGCGGTCTAGTATCTTGTGCGAATTCCGGAACCGAATCAGTAAACGCAGATTGAGTTCCTGGATACGGATTAGCAAAGTAATCTTTGCGTACTACGCTGCTTGAATCAGGCTCTATTACTTCTACCGGCGGGATTGCTATATATCTAGCACGTTGCTCTCTAGCCAGTTGATCACCGCAGATGTTCCAGTACGTGTTGAGAATTCTACTTTCTATGGGATTAGATGCTTGTATCGCTTCTATTTCAGTATTTGCTTGATCAATATACGCTTGTACCACACCGTTCATAGGCGACGGCCAACCTGTCGTGCCTGAGGCAGTGTTAGTTCCACCGGTTGCCACACTTCCGTTTGCTTGTACTGCTAACGTAGCAGTAGGTGGATATTCAATCGTAATAGTAGGTATAGTTACTGAAGAAGAACCTGCGGATGTTAATGTTATTGATGTAACACGACCAAATGTTCCTGTACCGTTAGAGCCTGCGTCACTATCGTTAGTGCCGATAGTACACACAGCCGTTGCTCCTGATCCGCCTGAAATAGTTATAGCAGGAGCAGGTGCACTACCTCTTCCATAGCCGCCACCGTCTCCGGTAAGAGTAACTCCAGTAACAGTGTAGTAAGTTGTGAATATGCCAGGTGGATCCTCAACTACTGATGTAGAATACTGAACAGTTACTTGAGCACCTTCCCATGTTATAGCTAAAAAGTTTTCTCGGTAAATGTTTTGTAGTTTAGTAGTTTGTAATTGATCAATTCTGTTTCTTACTAGAGACCCGGGATAAGGAAGTCCCGTCATGCACCCAAAAAAGTCAGACATAGTGTAAGTACCGTGTACTCCACTTCCTAAAGCTGTTCGTAATAACCCTGCATCTGCTAAAGTTTCATCTGTGGGTTTGTTAGTACCATTCACTTGCTGTAAACCAGTGTCAATTTCTAACGATCTAACCGCCTGGGCAAAGGTTTGAAAATCACAAAATCGGATATTTCTTATTTGTTGCATTGAGTATGCGAACGCACCTGCTGCTACTGCATCTGCTTGGGGTATAATATTATATAAGTACGAACCGAAACCTTCCGAAGGTGCTGTATAGTTAGTACCTTCAACTAAAGTTTCATTGATTATAGCGATACTTAACGGAAGCTGCGTTCCTATTTGTTCTATGATAGCAGGAGAAGTTAATTGTGCATTTAAACCTTGATTTGCGTATAACAAATAATAAGTTTTACTATTAGTAGGTCCGGGGCTAATATTATAAACGGGAACAGTTAATGTTTCATAGCTATTCGGAAACAATTTTTTAACGCTTAGTAAATCAGCTAAAGTTTGAATTCCTGGTGTGACGCACTGTAGTAATGCTAATACATCTCTCAACGGCTCATCAGTTATCAATAAAAAACTGCCGTATATTAATTGTTGAGTTCTTAATGATATCGTATCTACTTCCCCGAATGCTATATTGTTTATTTCAGTGCTTGACAATCCTACTGATAGCAAAGCATATACTAATTCTTCATTAAGTGCGCTGTTGTTACATAAAACTTGCAATAAATTTGATGGTAATCCAAAAGCATCTATTGTGTTTAGGTCTATAGCTTTTCCTAAATTAACTAAGTCTGCTCCAAAGTCTTTTGTAGCTAAACTAACTCCTGCGATTTCAGCCGTGATAAGGTCGTTCATATTGCTATATACTCCCTCTAAGAAAGTTTTAGAGTTGTGCATAGCATATATACTTTTGTTAGTACTTTCCATAAACGCTTGAGCACTTAGAAAAGAAGTTAAAAATTCTTTATATTCAGGAGTAGTTTGATTAACTACTCCGCCATTCCAATTAAATTCATTCCATGCTTGTAGTGTATATAATCTAACGTGACCCCATTGTGTTATAGATGTATTTGGATTGGTAGCGGCTACACCAGTATACGGTAACCATGATGCTTGTTGTCCTTGACCAGTGTTGCCGGTTAATGCATATCCACTGTTAGCGGGCCCAGGCAAAGAAGGTGCTACTCCTTTTTGTGCTCCATAGTTTTCTGCTAGAGTAGTCCAAGTGCCTGAAGGGTCTTCTACTTCATATGTTGGTGGTTTAGTGTTGGCTAACGAAGGAATAGAGTTTGCTCCTACGTTTATTAGGTTATCATAAGTATCAGTTGATGATGTTCTACTAACCAAATTTCGCACATAAGCATCATTAATCCCCCAAGTGTGTAATCTTAGTACAGTGTCTTGTACTAAATTCCCAAAAACATAATCATTATTTGTTTTAGAAATTCCTGCTACATTGGTAACAACAGAGTTTATGCCCATGCCCTGATTGTTCAGTATAGCACCCTGAAGATTTACCCCTAACGGACTTTGTTTTCCTGTTAAACTCATGATGTAAGTACGTTAGGGCTACCAGTAATCATTTTGTGACCACAAGAAGATATTGAGCCTAATCTTGCTACAGGTCTACCTTCAACAAATACTGTTGGACTACCGGTAATTATTTTTGATACAGCATGTCTGGGCCCCTTAATATGAGGTGTAAGCATATTACCCATGAGTGCTACTGGTAAAAAATTAACATACACTGTTCTAGAGGTTGCTATAACTTTTCCTAAACCTGTATTTATATCACCCATTTTGCAAATCGGTTTCATAACGTAATCCTTATCCTACTAAAATTTTCTTTTCTGGTACTTTTATTCCAGAAACTGCTTCTGAATATTTGGTTTTAATATTATATTCTGTTTCGCATATAATTGCAATGCTATTTCTATTTAGCGTAAATTCTCCGCTTGGATTTGCAGTAAACACACTAGGTACTAATCCCATACCCTGAGGCCCGGGTGCTACCGATACTGGCTCTGAAATGATCAGATATTCAGGTGTTACTTTTTTAACTCTAGTAATCAATTCTTCTCCTGAGTTTAACTTGATTGAAAAAATCTCATTTTCTTTAATATTCATAAATTTCCTTAGTTGTTAAGTTTTTGTCTTAGTTCAGTAAATCCGCCCACATATTGATCGTCTAGAAAAATCTGTGGGACTGCTCTTGCTGTAGGAACTGCTTCTAACAGTTGTTCTTTAGTCCATTCAGCACCTATCTTTCTTTCTTCAAATACTATTCCCTTCATGGTTAGTAACTGCTTTGCTTGATCGCAATAACTACAGTTTGACTTACTCCATATAATTGCTTTTTGCATTATGATATCCTTAAGGCAACGGGCCAGATACCGGGAATGTCACATCGAGAGGAGCTTCAGTTAACATAGTAGTACCGTCAGGAATAGACCCGCCTCTAAGATTTTCATTGATAGGACCATAACAATCGGCAATCTGAACTCCATTGATTACTTTACCTAAAACACAATCCATTGAAAACATATTACTGCTATTTGCTTCTTTGCTACTAATGTATAATCTTGGAGTAGCTGTTTGTACACTCCAAGTAGGGGCCATGGGAACTTGACCGAGCGGGGCAAACAAAGACCATACATGTCCTGATTCTAAAGGTTCGCATGAACCCTGCATATTACCACCGAGTACATCTGCAACAGCAGATCCGGTCATTACTGGACATTGAGCTACAGCTTCATTAAACTCAGCCGTACCAGTAGGTGTATTTACTGTAATAGTTTTTCCTGTCGGGGTAGCACCTGAAGCTCCGCAGAACGCAAATTGTCCTGTACATACTTCGTATCTAGCGGCTTGTGCAGTTACGCTAAAAAATATTAAAAATAAAATCATAAGTTGTTTTTTCATTTAAATCTCCGGTTAAGTGTGATACTTGTATTTATAGTGTTGTTACTTGGATATTGCGTATGTTCCAGTATGAGCCAGTGTTATTACACAATGCACCCCAGCCATCAGAACCATTCCACCATGGACTATTACCAGGGCCTTCTGGACTGTACCCTTGCCAAAACGAAATCTCAATCCAGTAACCGTTTTGCATAGTAGTAACTAAATCAGACAGATCAGGTGTTTGACTGCCATTAGCGCCATAGCCATCACCGGTATCATATACTACGATACTAATAGAACCTTGTTCATAGGTCATAACCATTCTAGGTATATCATATGTAAAAGTTGCAATAATATCAAATGGCTTAGACATATCAATACTAGTAATATCATGTAATCCTACTGTAGGACTATTCTTCATATTTGCAGCATTAAAGTTAGAATCAGTTAACGCAGGCGCTGCATATGCATATTCAAAACGCTCAGGAGCTGAACTTCCACCATTGCCTAAATGCAATGTTGTTTGAAACAACTTGTTGCCGTTTGTTTCCATAAGATCAATTTCTCTGCAATTTCGTTCAGGATGCGAATCGGCACCTGTACCAGCGTCACAATATGATCCAGTATGATCTGCGGTTGCTTTAGGCTGTGTTTGTGGATCGTTTGGATTTTGTATAAAGTATACAGACGCATTTACATAATCATTTGTCAGATTGCTCAAATCCACAGTGGCTCTAAATTCAGTAATATTAGCATAACTTTGCGTAGATACTACTCTACCTGCTTGACATTGATCTCCTGATCCAAAAAATACAGAGTTACCACTAATAGTGGGTTCACCTTTATCAGTGCAACTCTGACTGTAATCTAAGTCAAATGTGGGTGTTTCAGTTTTTGGACCAGTACTTTGTTCTAACGAGTTTGGCTGACAGGCTACTAATACTGCCGTGATGCCTAACATAACTAACATTTTATTCATTATATTTTCCTTTTATAAATCGGGTAATTCATCATAGTTTACGTCATTAGACATAATTCCTATAACATAGTTTGTGCTTTCGTTTTCTTGTAGTGCAGTTTGTTTGTTACTTGTTGACGAGTGCTTATTAAACCAAGGAATTGGAGTAGACTTAGGAGCACTAGACTGATACTTAATACCTATTTCTTTTAACGCATTCATAGCAGTATAATCTACGAACTCTTTTAAAATATTAGCATTGAGGCCAATAACCGGGCCTTTCTTAAACAAGTAATCCGCCCATGCTTTTTCTTCTCTGATCACATCCATATAAAGAGCATAAACTTCTTGTTCGCATTCTTGTTTAGCTTGAGCAAATCTTGGATCTTCTTTTACTACTTGGTTAATGATATAAGCAGTCCAATCTTTGTGTAAAATTTCATCTTGTAAGATCAAGCTAATAATGTTTCCATTACCAATAAAAATCTTGTTCTCAACCATTGCTAATGAAGTAGCAAAAGATACCATAAATCTAAATGCTTCTAATGCATAGCTGGCGTTTAGTGCCATCCAAATAGCTTTGATATGTTCTTTTTCGTCAATCTTGTGACCTAGCTCTTTTTTACAGTTAAGCACATGTAGCTTGTCATAGTATTGACCTACGCTTGACGCCATATCAATAATTTCTTGCGTGTCATGAATAGTGTTAAAAACGTCTTTTGGTACATTGTAAATATTACGAATAATATGACTATAACTTCTGCTATGAATATTTGTCTCAAAAAAAGTCCAATTGTAAACTAATGCTTCTAGTTCAGGTAGTGAAATAACAGGAGTAAAGATTTGACTGGGTCCTCTGCCTTGTAAACTATCAAGTGCAGTTTGTCTTAAAACATTGCTAGTAAAAATATGTTTGACCGCGTCACTGGCATCTTTGAAATCTTGTGCATCTTTCGTTAGTGAAACTTCTTCGGGGATCCAAAAGAAGCCTCTAGCAGTTTCTTCCAGCTTGGCAATTTTGGGATACTTAAATTCTTCAAATCTTTGAATAGTTACCGGACCTGCGGGATCTAAAAACATCTTTCTTGACAAGTAATCTGTTTTTGTTTCTAAGTTATACTGTTGTTTTGACATTTATCAATCCCCGAAATGTTGTTTAAGTGCGTCAAGTTTGTCTTGATATTCTACTAATTGTTGAATTTCTTTTTCAATAGCACTCATAAGATCAGTGTGATCGTGAATAGCTAAAGGATTAGCTAACATAATCTCTATATTCATTTTATGCTTTTCAATATGTCCTACAAAATGTGCTTCTAGTGCTTTTAAAATTTTCTGTTTCATTTAATAATCCTTATAATTTGCATGATTCGCAATCACTTTCTTCATCGTAATTAACGGGTTCTAACATCTGGGGTAATTCTTCTGCATCAGCTTTAGATCCTGCTTTATTAATCAAGCTGTAATAAAGTGTCTTTCCGCCCCAGTAATAAAACAACATCAAGTTTGCAGCAATCATTGTTGTAGGTACTTTTCTGTCTGCAAAGTGTGCTGGGTTATAAAACGTGTTAGTACTTATGCTTTGATCCACATAAGCTTGTAAGACTGCTGCTGTTTTTAAGTAGTCAACGCAATTAGTTTGATCCCACATTAACTGATACTTGTTTTTCAATCTGTGATATTCTGGAACAACTTGAATAAAACTACCTGCTTTAGATTCTTTTACTGTAATCAAACTCATGGGCATTTCAATACCATTAGTACTATTGATTACAACAGACGAACTTTCTACTGGAGCAATTGCCATTAGAGTAGCATTTCTAACACCATATGTTTTCATTTGTTCTCTAAGTGCTTCCCAATCTAATTCGGGAGTAAAGTCTGCTAATTCGTTAACACCTTTAGCTCTACGTTCCCAGGGAAATATACCTTGACCATACCAAGTTTTATCTGAATCTACACACTTGCCTCGTTCTTTAGCAAGTTCTACAGTTGCTTCAGTTAGATAAAATGCTTGATGTTCCATCCAGCTTTTAACTTCTTGTAAAGAGTCTTGTTCACCATAATTAAAACTACGTTTAGCGTGCCAATATGCTAAATTAGTAACACCAATACCAAGAGGTTGAATTTCATCATTGCTTAATTTAGACTGAATAGACAAGAAATCCTGATAGTCAAGAATATTACATAAACTACGCTGAAGAATTCTACATGCTCTGCGCATATCTTCTGGATTTCTAAATGCTCCCCAATTAATTGAGCCCAAGGTGCATAAGGCGATTCGGCCCTTATCATCATCTAATCGTTTAAATGACTTAGTAGGCAACAAGATTTCTTGACAAAGATTAGATTGATAAATCGTATGATAACTGGTATCAAACGGTCCTTGATTTTGTACGTTGTCAATAAAGGTTAAATAAATTCTACCAGTGTCTGTGCGTTCTTTAAGAATACCACTTTTGAATACATCTTCAGCATTCATTGTTTTTTTACGCAAGTCTTTACGCTTTTCATACGTTACATACAGTTCTTCAAACTTTTTAGTATCGCTGTAAAAAGTTTCATAAAGATCAGGTACTTCGTTGGGGTCAAAGAATGTAATATTTTCTTTGTTCTTAAATCGTCTCCAAAAGAATGCTGATAAGACTACATTGTAATCCATGTGTCTTACGCGAGTTTCTTCTGTGCCTTGATTGTTTTTCAGTACAATAAGATCGTCAAACTGATAGTGCCAAATCGGATATGTGATAGTGGCGGAAGCATTTCTGATTCCTCCCTGTGAACAGGATCTAAGATCACCAAACCATTTTTTCAAGAAAGGAATCATACCAGTGTGCATGACTTCACCTCCTCTGATCGGAGAACCTAAAGGTCTAAGTCTACCAATTTCTAACCCAATGCCTGCGCGTTTGCTAGCATACTTGGCCATCATTTCACCAGAAGCAAAAATACTGTCAAGATCATCGTCTGTTTTAATCAATACGCAACTACTAAACTGCTTAGTTGGAGTGCCTAATCCTGCTAATACTGGAGTAGCTAGTGTAAACAAGCCGTCACTAGAAGCGTTATAGTATTCACGAATGTATCGCATTCTTGCTGAGTTGGGTTCTTCTTTGTGAAATACTGTAGCTGCTGCGATCATGTATCTGATCTGAGGTGTTTCGTATATTTCTTTTGTAGCGCGGTTTTTTACTAAGTACTTTTCAATCAATTGTTCAATGGCGGCATAAGAATACTGTTCATCTTTCTCATGATCAATAATATCATTCATCTTATTCCAATCATCTTCTGTATACCATTCTAATAATTCTGGTGTATACAACCCAGTGGCTACATTCTTTTTTACAATTTCAAAAAGGTGGGGAGGTTGATATTGACCAAAAACATCTTTTCTTAGCATTGATAAACGTTGCTTACCAGCTACATACTGATAGTTTGTGTGCCCAACGTCTGGGTTATTTTCTACATCAATTAAGTCTACGATAGCTCTTAGTGTTATTTCATCAATGTCGCTTGTTGTAATACCATCAAAAAAGTGCGGCTGCGCTTTGATTTCAATCATTGATTGACTTACATCTGCTGTTCCTTTGCATATAGTAGCTATTTGCTGTTGCCATTTTTCAATGGTCAAGGGCTCTGTGTTCCCTGATCTTTTAGTAACGTAAATCTTCATAGTGTTCCTGTTTTTTGAATGATGGGTGTTATGTCATAGTGTCTAACTACAGTGAAGTCGCTGAGTTTATTATTTACTACAGTGCCGGGCCAGTAATTAAGTACATATTTTGCGCTATCAACCATGACTAATACCACAGATACACTATTATAATCAATAGCATCTACTAAGTCAATGTCGGTTATTCCCAATAAAATTAAAGTATAAATTATGCCCAATGCTCTAGCATATGGGCAATACATATTATCATCTAATAACTGCCATGGATCAGGCCATGATTTTATATCTGCTGGATGTAAATAATGTGTTGTTTCTGGACACTGTTGCCAAAACTTATCTACTTCAACACATTTTTCGTGCAGTGGCAAATGTATTAGGTCAGTTCTTAGGTTGTTCCAAGCTCTAAGTCTAGTGTAAAATTCAAGTTGAAAAGCATTCATATCATATTACTTATCTTGATATAAGTTACCCTATATAAGAAGTGTTTATGCTGATTGTTAAACTTCCGGAAAAAGGCAATTTTGTATAAACTTTTGGACAGTATCTGGATCATAACCTAAACTTTCCATTACACGAGGAGTATGCGGATTTTGCTTTTGATTAATACAATAATTGTTTTGTTGTTGTGTATAGTCTTGATCACTTGTAGCATAGTTAGTTTTCATCCATTCAATATATGAAATCAAATTATTTTTAGATAGCTCAAGTACTTCAGAAAGTTCGTCAATATCTTTAATATTACCTGCTGCAACCATCCAAGGACTAAATATTTTTTTAGCCCATTCAGGCAGTTCACGCTGTTTTGACCATGAATATTTTTTTACTTCTCCAGCAAATAATTCACTAAGAGGATGAGAAGAGTTGTTATTAGTACAAGGACTAAAGTCATGAAATGCTCCTGTAACTTTATTAGGACCCGCAATTAGATCAAACCCGTATATAGGTGCATCTGAGTCAGTATGAGGAAAAACACATAAATGCATCATTAGCAATTTACGATCTTCTCGTTTGTCTACTATGTCTAAGTGGGCCCGCCTAATATACTTAGAAGTATAAACCAAATTGTCCCAAGGAAACTCATGTACTTCGTCAGATCGGTCTAATGTATTTAGTATAGTTTGAAATTCACTTGCGTGTTGTAACAATTTATCAAATATTAAACTCATTAGTAAGTTCCTCAAAAAGATATATCGCATATTGAAATGCTATTCGTGCTTCGGGTCCAAGATCATCGCTAAGCATCATACGTGTTTTATCAATCAATGCTTTTCGCTCAACAAACTCGTACATTTTTCCCTTACCCGGAACTTTAGTTTTTAAAATTTGCCCGCCGTATAAATCACCAAAGTGTCTGGTATATAAGTGAGCAAGTATCTTACCTTTATCAAGTTGATTAAGATAATCAACATACCTGCAAGTAGATTCAAATATTACGTAATGATTTGCTCCTAGTTGCTTTAATTCTGCTAAATCTTCACGAATTAGTTCTGTTCTCTTTATATGAACTATGCCATCAATAAGTATGCCACTGTTTTCTGCTAAATTTTCAATTGCATTATAAATAGGTTCTAGGTTAGTTAAGTAACATGCATATTCGGTGTTAGATATATTACCTGAAAGAAGTCGTTGAGCAAATGGATTTTTTTCTGCTATTTCGTGTAAATCTTTAGTTTGTTCTTTTAACGTCATGTTACATTTTTCTCTATGTATTTTCAGTGTTCTTTTCGTATAGTTATCTTCGTATATCGTTTGATACTTTCTTTTCTAGTGCCCTAATACTTATAGCTAGAGTCTGTTACGTAAAAGCAGGCCCCATAGTCCAACAAACAGCAGAATACCTAACACCTTCCGTCACTGGAAGAACACGATGTTCTAGTATAGACGGAAATACAATAACTGTGCCGCGTGTTTTAGGTGGTGCTATTTTAACTCCTCTAATCTCCAAATCTCCTCCTTCGTATTCTGAAGCATCATTTAATAGAATAGAACAACTTAGCTTACGTTGAAACCCCTCAGTATCAGGTAATTGAGCGTCAATATGCCAGTCATAGTGACCATCTTTTGCGTACCGTCCTATTTGCACTTGTTGAGGGTAATCAATTTGAAATTTCCAACCTGCTAGTTTATTAGCAAGATGAGTATAGTAAAAAGCAACTGCTGCAATAGGAGAAGTGTATTCTTCCCATAAAACTTGCGTGATTCGGACTGAAGGATCTGCCGGGACTCCGGTCTCTCGTACTCGTGCTTCGTCAGCTTTATCCCAGTCAAGCCGGTTAAGTGCATACTCGCAAAAAGCTTTGTCTAATACACCGTCCCATGCCCAGTAAGCATCGTTAAACATTTAAAATCTCCGGTAAAAAGTTACGTCTTAGTTAAACAACCAAACACTAGTTGATTGTTTTTTATTTAGTAATAATGAAACCGTGATTTAATTTTTATTACTCAGGATCAATCATATTAATGTTAAAACTTACCATAATCCGATTATCCTGGGACTTGTTGATCTCAGTCATATGAGGAAGCCAAGAAGGAAAAATAATCATTTGCCCTTCTTCCACTACATGAGTGTGTATAGTAGGCACTGTAGGAAAATCATTATAGTGACGAGTGTACATAGTTTTAGCCACAGCAGAAGGATCTTTAAATAAAAGGTTACCCGCTTTCTCAGGTACTTTTGCATAAAACACTCCACTCAACATTGAATTTGAATGAATATGCTCTGGTATATACGTGCCCGGTGGATATATCGTAACCCAGCTATTAACAAACGACATAACACCGGTTGTATTATTTACACTGGCGATCATTGCATTAGCAAAGTCATATAAAAAAGTCATTACATCTTTCCAGTCAGGATCGTCCAAAAGAGACTGTGAACTAAAAGATGTAACTCCGTATTGATTAAAATCTTCCTGAGAAGAAGATGATCTTCCGTAATTCCATCCTTCAGACACTAGTTTTGCATCGTGTGCATTCTCTCTAAACTGTAACGCCAGCGCACAAATTTTTTCACGAATATCAATATCGTGACTATTTCCAATAAGTAGTGGTGTTGCAAAAATTCCACTTAAAAAAGTACTCATGAATTACCCTTGGTTGGTTCAGTAGGCCAAATAACATCACTGTCCGACTGTGCTGTGCTATAAACCGATGTAAGGTCTCGCAAAGCTTGACGGTAATTTGCCCATTCTTCTTTTTTCTCCGCAGATAAAGGACTATCTACTGCTAGAGTCCAGTCACATGCTGCTAGTAAATAACTGCGGCGCCTTCTAATAAACTGATCAATAAGCTCTTCTTGTGTAAACTCACGAACAGACGCCCGATTTCTGACTACTCCGTCTGTATCCATGTAATAATCAGTTGTGTGAATGGTCACTGCATTTGGTGCGTCTTTGAAACGTTCAAATTTTGCATATCCAAATTCTTTTAAAACATTATCGTCCAAATAAGCTACTTCCAGTACGTCTTTGAGATTGTCTCCTGACATTGGATGATTCATTGGATTATTATTTTCATCTAATTTAATATAAAACATTTAACTCTCCTAAATTAAGCCGGGCCGCTAGGTGTAACGTCTGCGGTATTTGTACTAGGGAATGCTCGGCCGGATCCCCATATAATACGTACTGCGCCTAGTCCGCCATTTCCAGATGAAGATGGCCAACTAGTGCCCGGACCGCCACCGCCACCACCGTAATCTCCGCCTTGAATGTTGTCTGAACTTTGTCCCGAGCCGCTGAATGGATTTTCACCATACATTCCGTTACCGCCACCACTAAAGCCCGTGCCGCCGCTTCCGTAACTACTTACGTTGGTGTAGCCAGTAAACGGATTGTAGAATGCATTACCTGAACTAGGATAACTGGTTTCGCCTAGAACGCCTGTTCCTCCGCCTGAGCCAGTACCGTAAGTAGAACTATAAGAGGATCCGCCATAAGCGCCGCGAACTGTAGGGTAATTCCAAGTCTCATTAACATCACCGCCTCTTCCAGAATATCCCCCGGCGCCGCCGCCACCTGACCAGGAACTGTTAGCCTGTCCACCTGGTCCGCCTCCGTCACCTACATAACCACCGCCGGTATTACCTCGAACATTAGGGCCGGTAGCATAACTACCAGAGCCAGAATTGTTACCGCCACCGTATCCTGAAACAGTAGCTAAAGAGATAAAGTAAGAGTCACCGCCTTTCAGTTGTGTAGCGCCACTACTACT